TTTAAAGAGGTTACAAAAAACGCGGACGACTTTAGGGACGAACAAAAGAAAAAAGAGGAACAAGATTTAGAGGAACGGGCAAAGAGAATTGAAACTTATTTGCAAACCGCTTCTTTAGTCACCGACTTTTTTTCTACGGTACAGCAAGCGCGTTTTAAAAAGGATGCTGACCAATTAAATGAACAAATCGAGTTAACGGAAGAAAATATTGCAACGCTTGAAGCCAAAGCAGAAAAAGCAAGTGGCATAAAAAAGAGGAGATTAGAAAAAGAAATTGTTCAGGAAAAGGCGTTGTTAGAATCAAGAAACAAAGAAGCCGAAGCATTGCAATTAAAAGCGGCGAAGGCTGAAAAGAAAATAGCCATTCTTCAGTCAATAATACAAGGGGCTTTGGCGGTAAACAGGGCTTTAGCCGTTCCACCTGGTCCGCCATTTACTATTGGTTCAGCCATTTCTGCAGGTGTTTTCGCAGGAATACAAACGGCAACGATTATTGCCCAGCCCCTTGCTGAGGGTGGCGTGGTCACAGGGCAACGGGTGAATCAAAAGCAAAACATACCAACGCGTTCAAATGGTGACAATGTTCTTGCTTATGTTAAGCGTGGTGAGGTGGTATTGAACCAACGTCAACAAAGTTTACTTGGTGGTTCTCCCACGTTCAGGAAACTTGGTATCAAAGGTTTCGCGGAAGGTGGCATGGTTCCACCGATAAGCCCACCGATACAAGGCTTAGGTTTACAGGGTAACATGAACGAATTTTTGCAAGTCATGGAGGCAAAGACGGACGCGATAAACAACAGGATAGACAGGTTACAAGCATACGTTGTGAGTGAGGACATTGCGCGCGATCTTGCTGAGGGAAATAAATTGAAAATAAACGCCACTTTATAAATGTGTAATTGCATGAAGACAGATAGCATTTGGGGAGAACTTGGTTCACGGATTCCCGAGGAATACAAGGCGCAAGTTACCGCCACGGTCAATAGGACTTATCGGGTTTTAAGCATTGACCCGAACGACATGGATTATTTATTTAATATTTATAACAACTTTGTCAATAATTATGAGCCTGAGCGGCGTAATTGTCCCGCGTGTCGTACAAAAGTAGTTGGTAAAATGAGGCAAATTGTAAATTATTGGAACGAGAATGGATGAATTTCAAATGATTAACGAAGATTTATTACAGGATTTTACACATGAAATCTTGAATAAATACAGTGCATTTTGCCAAAAGGAAGGCATTACTCCCAGTTTTTTTCATCTTATTTCCTTCCTCGTTAAAACGGACGTGGTGAAGGAAAAGACGGTAGCGAAATATATGGTTATGCAGCTTTACCCGAATAGCCTTTATTCAAATGATTCAAAAATGGACGCCATGATGGAAATAAGCATACGCACAGGTATTTCAAAGAAGCACGTTTATAACATGGTTCAGCACCCTGAAAGGTTTGGTTATCAAATCAAGCAAAAAAGAAAAGATAAAAACGATACCGAGTAATTTTGTAAATAAATTATTTTTCTTTTATGACATACGCCGATTATCCAGATGCTGCAAAGAACAACGCACGACGCGCACTTGACCACAAAAAGAATGGGTCAGACTGCGGAACGCTTGTCGGCTGGCAACGGGCGAATCAAATCGCCAACGGCGAGGGATTAAGCGAAGAAACGGTTCAACGAACCTATTCCTTTTTAAGCCGCGCGGAAACGTATGACCAGGGCAAATACTTTGATGAAGATGGTTCTGAAATTTGCGGCTCAGTAATGTACGACGCATGGGGTGGAAGTGCGATGAGGGTTTGGGCTGAGGCAAAATACAAAGCGATACAAAAGGACAAAGCAAAAAACATGGCAAAGGTAAGTATAGATATTTTAGGGGAAATTTCGGAATCGGTTAATTCTTATAATTCAGTAAGAACCAAAATTAACCAGGCGAACGGGCAGCCAATTAATTTAACAATATCCTCAGGCGGTGGCTCGGTCACCGAAGGAATGGGTATTGCTGATTTAGTGGCAAATTATCCCGAAGAAACCACGGCAACAGGAATCGGCTTGGTAGCAAGCATTGCAACGGTTGTATTGTTGGCAGCGGATAATGTTAAAATGACGGAAAATGCTTTTATGATGATTCACCGACCTTGGAGTTATACGATGGGTAACGCCGACGAACTCGAGGCAACGGCTGAATTATTGGACAAAATGGAGGCAAAGTTACTTGATATTTACACGGCTTCGGTTATTAAACGCAAGGGAGAACAAAAGAACCTAAAAGAAATTATTACGAACATGATGGCAGCTGAAACATGGCTGACCGCTCAGGAGGCATTAGAATTTGGCTTCATTGATGAAATTGTTAAAGTTGGCGAAAAAAACATTGATATGTTACCGTTGCAAAATAGCCTAAACAAGTTCTTGAATGTACCAGCCGCATTATTAAACAATACAAAAAAAGACGATGACATGGGTAATTCCATTTTAGAAAAAATCAAGAGCCTTCTTAATAGCATAGATGAAACTCCCGTTGTGGAAAATGTTATTGAGGAGGAGGAAAAAGTAATTGAGGAGCCTGAGATGGATGAAGTTGAAAAAGCTATTTCCATGTTAAAGGAAAAGGGTTACATTGTAATGTCACCCGATGAAATGGATGCCATTAACTCAAAGCAAAAAGAGGAAATGGAATCAATGTACAAAAAGACCGAAGAACAAAAGAATTCGATTAGTGAAATTGAATCAGTTTTGGAAACATTGGGTAACGAATTAGTCGCACTTAGGGCGCAAGTTAAAAAAGGCGTTGGACTTCCTTCGGGCGGCTCAGCCCACGAAAAGGTTCAGGAAACAAAAGCGAAATCGAGTTACTTTGATTCTTTCGCTTTATTAGTTCAAACTAAAATCTCACAAAGATAATGGCAACAGCAAACGTTAATGGTTTTCTCGATAGCAATACATACGTCGGGCAAAACAGTTTAAACCGTACAAATCCGTATGCAAATGCAAATGGAGTAAACGCGGAGCAATTATACGGAATTGATACCTTCGAGGATCGCATTCCCGTATCCTTCACTTATGGCACTTCCTCAGCTGGAAAGCGTTTAAACTTTGCACCGCTTACAGGTGTAACAAGTGCAAGCGATTTTTACAAGGTTACGGTCATGGACGAATCAGGTAACGAGGCATACGCCAACTGGCAATCCTCAGCACCAACCGCAATTTTACAAATCAATACCTCGGCGTTAAACGCGGGTAATGATTGGAAAGTATTGTTTGCAGTGGCAACAACCGCAGGCGCAAAAACAGAGTTTTCATTTGGTATTGAGGATGCTTTTGTTTTAACAAATACGTCTGCAACCATTTCTTATCCAAACCTTTAAAATTAAAAACAAATGGCATTAGTTGAAATAAGCCAATTAGATGTGTCCTTTAGAGGCACGGAGGCAAATAACATTTTTTTAGAACCAGTATTCTTTGACGATGACCTTCGCGGACAATTCCGTGTACTTGGAAACGTTGCCAATAAAAAGAAGATGGTTTTTGTACAACAGTTGGAAAACATTGTACGCAAGTACTCGGGCTGCGGATTTAATCCCATTGGTTCAGTTGACATTTACCAGCGTACCATCGACGTTGAAAAAATGAAAGTGGATCTTGAAATGTGTTGGGACGAGTTCGAGGATACCGTTTTTGAAGAGTTATTGAAAACAGGTACAAGACTTCCAGACGTTTCGGGAACATTGATTGAAAACATTCTTTTGACCCGTACTCAGCAAGCTATAAGAAATGACATTACCCGTCTTTCTTACTTTGGTGACCAATCTTCAAACAATCCTAACTTTGATTCACTTGACGGATTTTGGACGGTTTATTATCCTCAGTTGGTTACGCAAGACTTGGTTCCACGTTGCAACACGGGTTCAGGTTCTGACCTTGGCGCTGGTGACGGCTTCGCGATTCTTCGCGCCGTGTATGACCAGGCTCCTTTGCAGTTGAAAGGTTTACCTGCGAACCAAAAGGTGTTCAATGTAACTCAAAGCGTTTATTCTCAGCTTCGCGAGGACATTGAAAACGGCGGTGGCGGCGACTACGGTTTATTGCAATTAATCAACGGCGTTGAGCAATTTACCTTCCGTGGCGTAACTGTGATTCCTCAATTCCGTTGGGATGATATTGCAACAGGACTTGGAACAACCAAACCGCATTACGTTGAATATACCACGCCTCAAAACAAGGTACTTGCAACTGACGTATTAAGCCCTGAGACGGCTTTGGAACTTTGGTACGACCAGAAGGACGAAAAGGTGTATATTAAGGCTCGTTTTAAAATGGGCGTAAATTATATTCACCCATCATTAATTAGCTTAGGCTACTAATCAATAAAGAATGAGCGCAATAACAAGCGGTTGGCTTAATCAATGTACAGACGGGACGTGCGCTGGTGGTATTGGTAAGTTTTACATTGCCAATGCTAACCAAGTCGCAAGCGTTACCAATAACGCCTCAGGAGCAACCACGGCAATAGCCATGACCTCCACGGCTGGCGTATTTTACGAAATTGAGTTTAGGGATAACTCAGGAGCGTTCACGGAAACGGTGACACAGGATCCAGATACTTTGTCTGTAGCCATTGAGCAAAGTTTGGTTGGAATCATTAATTGCCGCGATCAAGAATTACGTAACCTAATTCAAGACATGGCAAATCAGGCTTGCGGCTTGGTTTGCGTACACGTGGAAAACACGGGCAATTATTGGATTTGGGGCGTTGAAACCATTGGGGCAAAGAAAAGAGTCGCAAGGTTGACAAGTGCGGAAGGTTTATCTGGCGCATTGTTTACCGATTCAAACCAAGAAACGCTTACCATTACTTGTAGAACCACGGAGAAAGCAAGGTTTATTGTTAACGGCGCAACAGTTATGGGAGCCTTAGATTAATAAAACTATGATAGTAAGGGATAAAAGTAAGCAAATGCTTTACGTTGGGGCTGACCTTTCGGGCAAAGCTGGAATCATTCGAAAAACTATCGGCGAACTTTCACAAAACGAATTGAGGGCTTGGTACACATCAAGCCCTCAGACCGTTGGGCAACACGTCATTTATACCCCTGAGAAAAAAAGCTATGAGCCAACAATTAAAGAAAATACAGGCAGTCCCGAATCGGAACAACAGGGTAAGTAAACGGAATCAAAGTCCTTTACTTGCTTCGGTTACCTTAGATACCTCCAATACAATGCTTGTAAAGGAGGACATTTTTAATGAGCCGTCACGGGAGAGGCTTGATTTTACGGGGGCAAAATGGGTGCGGTTCTTTACACAAAAGGATGACTTTTTAAAGAGCCTTATCGCCATTGTAAATAATTCGCCGACGTTAAGAAGGATAATAGAAGATAAAACAAACATGGTCGTTGGTGACGGCTTCATTCCGATGAAGGGCAAAGCAAATACCTTGCTTACCACGTCCATGAAGGGTGAGGTTATCACCGACGATTCTTTAAGCGAAATAGAAGATGTTATTTCACAGGTTAATTTACACGGGCAAAATCTGCAGGAGGTTTTGGCTCAACTTGCGTTTGACTATGATGCTTTTGGGAATAGCTTTTGCGAAATTGTTAAAGGCAAAGTAGGGTCAGAACCATTTACTTATATTTACCATGTACCCGTTTATAACGTTGGTATTCGAAAAGCCGAAGCGGATCAGCTTATAAAATCGGTTGGCATTTACGATAACTGGGAAGAGGTGCCGCTCACCACCGACGGCGTATTTTACGAAAGCGAAGGATTTAGAGAGGTACCAATGTACCCTGACTTTAAGAAATTTGAGGACGGAACGCAAAGAAGCGTTATCCATGTTAAGCAATACGCCGCAGGATATTTTTACTTTGGCTTACCTGAGTGGATTGGCGCGAAAATGTGGGCTGAAATGGAATACCGCATTCAACGATTTAATACAAGCAAATTTGAGAACGGCTTCATGCCTTCGGGTATCATGCAATTTTTCGGCTCAATTACGCCAGCTGAGGCAAAGAAATTGGTTGAAGGAATAGAAAGCAAGTTCACGGGTATGGCAAATAATCATAAGTTATTTGTACAAGTCCTGAGGGACGAAAAATTAAAAGCTAATTGGATTCCCACCTCAAAGGAAAATGAGGGTGAATTTTTAAACTTGCAAAACTTGGCAGCCTCGGCGATTGTCGTGGCGAACAGGTGGAGCAAGTCACTTGCAGGCTTCGCAACCGCGGGGCAACTTGGTAGCAATCAACAGATACGTCAGGAAATGGAATACTTACAAAGTACGGTTATCAAACCACGCCAAAACTTGATGTTATCTAAAATCATAAATCCTTATTTAGCCGAAATTGGGCTTTATAACCCAGCCTTAAAAGACGTTCAATTCTCAATATCAAACACTTTACCCGTGTCTTTCATGGGTGACATTGCGGTTGAGGATAATTTGACGCAAGATGAAAAGAGGGAAATATTAGGTTATTCACCAATAGAAACAAATGAGCCAATTAATACAACCGTCTGAGGTAATAAGCGGCGGTGTTGCAAGACCAACGCCAGCGGACATAAGACTTGATAAGTCACTTATAAGCCCTCACATTCAGGATGCGGAATACCGTTGGATAATTCCAGCCGTTGGCTTAACGTTTTACGATGCCCTTGTTGCAGACAAAGGAAGTTCAACGGCGTTTACATCGACTTCTTATCAAGCGTTATGGAATGACCAATTAAAATCCTTTTGCGCCAACGCCGTTCTTTACGAGGCAGCGCCTTATATGGTGATGCAGCTTGGAACAAATGGACTTTATACATTGGATAACGAATACGGGCAAAACGTGGGGGTTGAAGGCTTGAAATTTTATCAAGATACTTTATTACAAAGGTTGGAGGTAAAGAAGAAAAGGATTAAGGATTATTTGTGCACTTGCGCAACTAACCTTCTC